AAGCAGGCAGTAATGTCGCCATTAACAGATTTGATGAAGCGGTATGGTACGTTTTTTAGAGTTGAAGAATTAACGCATGGGAACAAGAAAAAAACAGATAGGGTAATGTGGGCTTTGCAGGGTCGGTTTGAAAACGACTACATCACCCTAAACAAAGGGGAATGGAATGTTAAGTTCCTTGATCAACTGTTTCAGTTTCCAGATGCTTTGACGCATGATGACCTAATTGATGCACTGGCGTACATAGATCAACTGGCTGAAGTGGTCTATGACTATGAATTTGAAATCGAAGACCACGAAATCTTAGACGTGGTAGCGGGATACTAAAATGGCAGATGACTATAGCCCAGACCCCTTGATGGCCGAGCAGTCTATTGAAGATTGGGTAATGACCAAGTGCGAAAACTGGCGCAATTATTTTGAGTCAAACTATGAAGATAGCTTTGAGGAGTATTACAGGCTTTGGCGCGGACAATGGGATCCAGCGGACTCTCAAAGAGCATCAGAGCGCTCTAGGATTATTGCTCCGGCCCTTCAGCAAGCAGTTGAATCTAACGTAGCTGAATTAGAAGAGGCTACTTTTGGTCGTGGCAAGTGGTTTGATATAGCGGACGATGTAGCAGATCCGCAAAAACAAGACGCTCTAGTGCTGCGGAAGAAGCTGGCTGAAGACTTTGAAGCCACCAAGGTTCGTAAAGCAGTAGCGGAATGTTTAATTAACTCAGCCGTATTCGGCACAGGCATTGGCGAGGTGGTCATTGAAGAAATTAAAGAAATGGCTCCAGCAACTGAGCCAATCATGGGTGGTGACCTTCAGGCTGTTGGTGTCAATATTACTGACCGTGTAGTCGTAAAGCTCAAGCCTGTACTACCTCAAAACTTTTTAATAGACCCAGTGGCTACCTCAGTTGAGGATGCTTATGGTGTGGCAGTCGATGAGTTTGTTAGCAAGCACAGTATTGAAATGCTGCAAGAGCAAGGCGTATATCGTGACGCTACGATTGAATCTGCCTCGCCAGATACCAACTTAGAACCCGATCAAGACCTGACTACCTACAATGATGACAAGGTTCGCTTAACCAAATACTACGGACTTGTTCCAAGAGAGCTTCTTGAAAAAGAAGACGTAGAGGTAGAAGAAGACTCAATGTATGTTGAGGCAATCGTGGTGATTGCTAACGAAGGCACTCTTCTTAAGGCGGAAGCAAACCCTTATATGATGAATGACCGGCCTGTCGTTGCATTTCCTTGGGATGTGGTGCCCGGAAGATTCTGGGGTCGAGGTGTTTGTGAAAAAGGCTATAACAGCCAAAAAGCACTTGATACTGAGTTAAGGGGGCGTATTGACGCCTTGAACATGACGATTCATCCAATGATGGCAATAGATGCCACTCGACTTCCTAGAGGGGCAAAGCCAGAAATCCGTCCCGGCAAAATCATTCTGACAAATGGAAATCCAGATGAAACCCTTAAACCGTTCAATTTTGGGCAAGTCAACCAAATTACATTTAGTCAAGCCGCTGCCTTACAGCAAATGGTTCAACAGGCTACAGGGGCGGTTGATTCTGCTGGAATTGCGGGTCAGGTTAATGGTGAAGCGACGGCCGCTGGCATCAGTATGTCTCTCGGCGCTATTATCAAGCGCCATAAGCGTACCCTTATTAACTTCCAGCAGTCTTTCCTCCTGCCTTTTGTAGCTAAGGCCGCGCACCGATACATGCAGTTTGACCCCGAAAGCTATCCGGTTTCGGACTACAAGTTTGTTGCAACCAGCACGCTAGGCATTATTGCTAGGGAATATGAGGTTAGCCAGCTTGTCCAGTTGTTACAGACAATGAAGCAGGATAGTCCGATTTACCCTGTATTAATGCAGAGCATTATTGAAAACATGAACCTCAGCAACCGCGAAGAACTGATAGCGGCCATGCAACAAGCTGGCCAGCCTAATCCTCAAGCTCAGCAAATGGCTATGATGGCGCAACAAGTCCAAGTAGCTCTGCAGCAAAGTCAGACTGCGGCATTGAATGGTCAAGCAGCCGAATCGCAAGCTAGAGCGCAAAAACTGGCAGTTGAGTCCCAGTTGGCACCGCAAGAGCTTCAAATAGATGTCGTCAATGCTGTAACTAGAAACTTAAAAGAAGGCAGTGAAGATGACAAAGAGTTTGAGCGCAGGCTCAAAGTAGCGGATAGACTTCTTAAGGAAAGTGAAATAAAGGGCAAGCAAGCAAATGTTAATGACGCAAACGGAAATCAACAACCTGTTCGGCCAAGTCAACAGCGCCTTCAAGGAGCAGGGGGAGCAGTTGAAAGACTTGAGGCAGCAATTAGACCAGCTCAAGGAGAGGGTTAATGCCCAAGAGCAAGGATCCAAAGCTGGCCCGGGCAGGCGTAAGCGCGTACAACAAGCCGAAAAGGACTCCGAGCCACGCAACGAAGAAGTTTGTAGTGGTAGCGAAGCAGGGGGACAAGACCAAAACGATTAGGTTTGGTGACGCCAAGATGAAGATCAAAAAAGATCAGCCCGCCCGAAAGAAATCTTTTCGTGCTAGGCACAAATGTGATACTAATCCACCAAGCAAACTAACAGCACGATATTGGTCTTGCAGGAATTGGTAATATGGCCGCAGGAATGAAACATTACAAGCGTGACGGAACCCTTCATTCGGGGGGAACTCACAAAATGCCAGATGGCGCGCTGCACTCTGGTAAGACTCACGGTAAAACTTCTGTAAAGTTATTTCATTACAAAGATTTATCAAAAAAAGCCAAGGAGAAAGCTGATGCCGGGAAGAAAAAGAAAAGTAAGAAAGCCTAAGCCTTATTAAAATAAGTCATGCGTTTAACGCGCCTTGAATGGCTAACCCTATTTATTTTTATTTTTGCATTTGCGCTGAACATAGTGCTACTGAATGACAAAGTAGAACAAAAACTAGGTCTTTGCGGAGATGGGGTAGGGTTTAGTGGAAATCTACAGACCCCTTGCGAAGAGGAAGGGCCAGAGCAAGACCCAAAGTATTAGCTACCAAGACAGGAGATTATGGTGGGTGTTGGATTAAATGCGTACAAATCTAAGCCAGTTAAAAAAAAGAAAAAGAAAAAAGCCAAAAGAAAGGCAAAAAAGTAATGGCTAACACTAAGGCTAAGGCCAAGAAAAAAGGCGCTATACCCGACAATGTAAAGAATAAAGCTCTTTACTCTAGGGTTAAGGCGGCGGCTAAGCGCAAATTTGACGTATATCCTAGTGCTTACGCCAATGCGTGGCTGGTGCGGGAATACAAAAAACGCGGTGGCACCTATGGCTAAAACCAAAGGCGGCTTAACTAAATGGTTTAACGAAGAATGGGTTGATATAAAGACGGGCAAGCCCTGCGGTCGAAAGAAGGCCAAGGGGTCAAAGCGTCCATATCCTGCTTGTAGGCCCAAAAAAGTAGCCGCAAAGATGACAAAGGCAGAAAAAGATGCGGCCAAGTCTAAGAAGACGGGGCCGAAAAAAGTAAAATACGCTGTTACAGCATCGGGCAAAAGAAGGAAAAAGAAAGCGTGACCAAGGAAGACGAAGAATATTACAGAATGTTTTTTGATATGTTTAGATCTGATTCTTGGAAACAGTTAATTTTGGATCTTCAGGACAACGTTAGCTCAATAAATAACGTAGAGGCCCTTAAGGATGTTAATGACATGTATTATCGCAAGGGCCAGATAAATGTTCTTGCGTCTATAATCAACCTAGAGACGTCGACGAACGCTAGCTACGAAGAGTTGACAAGCTCTAATGATTAAGGTATTTGAATTCCGTTGCACGAATGGACATATTTTTGAAGATTTTGTAGATGGCACAACTACAACCAGTAGGTGCGGTTGTGGCGCCGAAGCTACAAAAATCGTTTCAGCGACTAAATGCATGCTGGACGGGTCTACTGGGGATTTCCCCGGTCGACACGCGAAGTGGGTACGAGAGCATGAAGAAGCTGGGCGACGTGGCAGAGTGGCTCGCCAAAAGGCTGGTCAACTTTGATTATCTCCATAACCTTTAAGAAGGCGGGGCAAGTTAAGTGATGTCAAGAGCGACAATTATTGATGAGCGTCCAGATGAGGTGGACACCACATTACCGGAAGAGCCAGCTACTGAAGCTGTTGAGGCCCCTGTAGAGGAACAACCTCAAGCCAATGAAACACCAAACAAGTATCAAGGTAAGTCTGTTGAAGAACTAATACAGATGCACCAAGAACTTGAAAAGTTTTCAGGCAAGCAGCGAAATGAAGTTGGTGAACTACGGCAAGTGGTTGACAGCTATATCCAGACAGAACTCTCAGCCAAAGAAGCACCTGAGCAACAGCAAATAGACGATAGCGAAGATGTTGATTTCTTTGTTGATCCTCAAAAAGCTGTGGATAGCCGTATTGCTAACCACCCTAAAATCAGAGAAGCGGAGGCTTACACTCAGCAGTACAAACAACAGGCCACTCTTGCACAGTTGAAATCTAAACATCCAGAAATGGAATCAATACTGCAAGACCCTAAGTTTGCCGAGTGGATTAAGGGTTCAAAGGTTAGGACAAAGTTATTTGTAGAGGCTGATAGATCGTATGATTATGACGCTGCCGACGAATTGTTTTCGCTTTATAAAGAGCGTAGCAATGTTGTTCAACAGACTGCTAACGCAGAACTGGTGGCCCGTAAGAATAGTGTTAAATCTGCCAACACAGGTAATGCTCGCGGTTCCGCAGAGGGGACAAGGAGGAAGGTTTATCGTCGCGCTGACATTGTAAAACTAATGCGAGATGACCCAGAGCGTTACCAAAGTCTTTCAGATGAACTGCTGAGGGCTTACGCGGAGGGTCGAGTTAAATAGCCCTAAAGGAGATTTATCATGGCTACAGCAACTTATCCCGGTGCAGGTGGTAATACTGCGCTAACAGAAGCGGCAACTTTTGTACCAGAAATTTGGTCAGATGAAATTATTGCTGCATATCAAAAGAACTTGAAGATGGCACCCCTTGTCAAGCGTATCGCTATGAATGGCAAGAAGGGTGATGTTATTCATATCCCTAAGCCTACTCGTGGTGATGCCAACGCTAAAGCGGCTGATACTGCGGTAACTATCATTGCAAACACCGAGTCAGAGTTGCAGGTTACTATTAACCGGCACTTTGAATACTCGCGCTTGATTGAGGACATCGTAGAGGTACAGGCTTTATCTTCTCTGCGTCAGTTCTACACTCAAGACGCTGGTTATGCTCTGGCTGTACAGGTTGACACTGACCTGCACGCGGCTGGTACTGGTTT